ATTCATCTTTCAAATGCAGTTTTATCTCGCTCTTTCCTGCACGGATTTCACTTACCGCTTTCTCTACTTCCAACAGATTGTCCTCAGCAACGGTCTCTGATAAATCAACATCAAGTTTCTTGATTATGGCTTGGGCTATCATTTCATCCGTGGTATTAATATCAAAGAGCCAAGTAGCTTCTTCCATAGACAAATCATCTAATGACAAAGTTTCAACGTGAGGTCTATCCTCCATCCTCCATATCACCTTTGCCAGACAAAAACCCCTTTCCAACATCTTATCCACTATGACAACAAGTTTCCCAAGCAGATTGATTTTTACATCACAGAGCCAGTCAAGAAACTTTTCAATCCTTCTAGCCTTCTCCAAGTTGCCATCTGATTGAGGAACAACCATCATCCGAGGCTTGATATTGGCGTAGATACCCACCAAAGCTGATTTAGCTTTTCTTACATAGGTTTCAATAGTGGGAAGCCTTAAATTGGAACACCCTGGAAAAGGGAATGTTTTGGTCTTTTTATAACGCATCCTGAGGCGGTAATAAGTATCAGTAGTATCCCTCCAAGTGGATGAATTACCTTCAGCATCCTCCACCATTGAATAAAGGTCGCTAAATAGTTGAGCATCCTTATCAAAGGGTTCTGGACGCTTTTCTTCTTTTTTCTTTTTAGGCATATTACTCCTTAATAATCACTTCACCTTGTGAATCAGAAATATATTCTATTGTTCCATCTGGTCTTTCCATATAACCCCGTTCTCCTGTAAATTCCTCACCATATATGTCTTTCCCCTGGGGTTCACTCATTATCTTTTTGAATTTTTCAATACTGTCTACTTTAATCTCCAAAACCATCAAATCACAATCAAAAGCCTCATCCAAAAAATCCACCAATTTACTTTCAAATTCCATAGCCAGTATCACCTCTCACTACGGGTTGTTCTTCTCTTTCTATCCCTTCAACCCGATTTGTTTCAAAATAAACAGGTTGCAGTATCTGTTCTGCATAAGCCATAGCATCTACCAAATCATCCCAACGAGCACTATTGATAGTGAGTAATTCTTCCCTAGCCTCTTGATGATTAGCGTGGATGTAATACTTGCCCTGTTCAAACCAAGGTTGCAAGGCTGCGATGATGCGTTTCTTTTTGTTGGAAACCCCTATGGATGTTTTGCCACCAGTAAAGATATTCTTTAACTCTACTATGGGTATTGACTGAGCTTTGCGTTCCTCACACTTTTTAAGAAAACTATTAAAAAAGCCCTTTTCAACTCCTGCGTTGGGAACGCCCACTCCTGTCAGAAAATTCCTGTATCTCAAATAAAGGTTGATGACACTGTTCTGGTATTCACCCATAGGTGCGTGGGTTCTTACATATTCAAGTAGATAGCGGTTGTTTGCCTGGTCTATTGCCACTACTGTCGCCACTTTGTAATCCGCTGTAGAATCCTCTGAATAAGCAGGGTCAAGGGTGATAACACAGGAATACTGCTTAGGTAGTTCTGACCAGTATCTTATCTGATGATCTTTAATGGGTGCTGTCTCATCGGAAACGGGGTCATTCATATATTCAGCAGAGAAGGCATTAGAACCCTGTTTCTTCTTCCTGTCCTGTAATTCCTCGTGTGGGTAGAGGTCAGTCCACAATTCCTTGCCTTCCTCCTCCACGCCTAAAGGATAAGCCTTATATATCCTCTTTTCCCATCCATTGTTGGGAGTATCAATCAACTGCTTCAAATAGGCTAATTGGTGTATGATAGTACCCAAGTAAATCATCTGACCGTTAGGAAGCAGTTTGGGAATCAATTCCTTGTTTATCCTGAGCTTCAATTTATGCCTCTGTTCCTCGGATTCAACAGTCTCGATGTTTTCCAAGTCATCAAGCCCGATTAAACCCCTTCTTCCACCTCTCAACTGCCCTGTTATGCCTCCACCCTCAAAGGCAGTGCCATTAGAAAGAACAAAATAGGAATCCGCCCACCTGTTAGACCTCATATTGCCGAAAAAGTACCTAATCCACTCGTTATTTTCAAATTCTCTCTTAATCTTGCTGGTGATTTCCCTTAAAACGAAGTCCTCAGAGGCAGAATAAATGGAAATATCCCCAGTTCTTCTAAAGAGACTGAACCAGATAGGGTAAATTATAAGCCCTATGGTAGTTTTAGCGTGTCCCCTAGGTGCTGCAATAGCTAAATACTTGTATTTTGGCAAAAGTTGATAGACTTCCTTGTGAAACGATGGCATTCTGGATGTAAGAAGATGGGGGAAGAAGAAAATAGCGAATTTTTCAACGCTTGTCTTGAACATCTCGTAGTATTCATCAGCTTTTTTCTTGTCAATTTCCCCGTTAATCATTTCTTAAAAACCACCAATCATTCTCATAACTGTAAAAATTGATATTCCACTCTGGATTCTCTTGGTTTTTCTGTATTTTTTCAGTCAGGAATCTCCAAACCCCGCTTTTAACGGTGTTTTCCATATAATCGTGCCCAGAGATAATCCCCTCTATCTTTACTTTTGGATACCAAGCACAGATGTCCTTATAAACCGCATCCCGCCGATGATCCCCGTCAATATAAACAAAATCCAAGCTATCATTTTCAAAGAGTATAGAGGCTTCGATAGAAGGCTTTCTTATGATTTCAATATTTTCCTTATTCTTGTACTTCTGACAGACTGCCTTATAGATGCCATCCCACTGGTTTTGGGTAAAAACGCTTAAATCACCGATGACGTCTTTATAAACTTTATAGGGGTCTACGAGGTAGTATTTAGAGGGTTTGACATATTTAAGAACCTGGTCTGTAAGGAAACCCTCGAAAGCACCTATTTCAACACCAACAGGATTTTTAAAGTAGGTGGTTATCGTTTTGAAGGCAGGCCTCCACCTGAAGAAATAATCCTCAACCATAAAAGGATCGTGGTCATATTGGACTTTGTAGGGATTCTCATTTATGAAAATATCACTGACTTCTATATGATTGAAAAATATCCTTCCTTTTTGGGATAATCTCAAACAACCTTTTTTAGAAAGAGCCTGTCTTAAATTGTTCATCCCATTGATGGTGAGTTCCATTAAGGTTATGTCATATTGTTTTAGGTCTTTATAGAATTGGATGATTGTGTCTTTAAGATTCACTTATTTTTTTTATTCTTAATAGGTTTAGATTTTTTAAAGATTCTATCGTAATTAATATCGTACTTTTTTTTGTTAACGGGTCTTAGTCTGTCGCCCTTACCCATTTTTCAAAAATTGTTAGAATTATCCGAGTAGATTCATATATATAAAAAGGGTACGTCTGGGGGTGTGCCTACCCCCCACCTCTCTATTTATTCATTTTCATTACTATGTCCACTCACTTCCTATAATGTTTATTATGTGCTCTTTATATATCTTATTGTGTATCTTGTAGTTGTGATAGTCTATTTGCTACTCTTTCTTTCATTTGGTCTTGGAATACTACAGTAGTTTGTTGAGTATCAGGCTTAATCATATTTTTTATTTTGGCAAGAAGTTCGAGTAAACCCTTCTTTACACTATCCTTACTAGTAGTCTCTAATAACTGTAATATCTTAGATAATATATATTGTTGATTAATATCCAAATCTAACTTAGCTAGTTCTTCACAATAGATTTTTATTACCCTAACATTAGTTAGCAGTCTAGAAGCAGAGGCATCAGTCCCTTTACTTGCTTTAATGTTATAAATCTTTGCATAAGCTTGACTACCATTAAATCCATTACTTATATACTCTTTAATGAATAGTCTATATTTATCTTCTATTGTCTTGTAAGAAGTCATTGTTTCTTTTTCTCCTAGTTCTCCAATCTCTATCTAAATAACTATCATTAAAACCAAATTCTTTCTTTTCTTCACATTGTCTTCTATACCATTCTTCTAACTTCCAAAAGGGTATATATTCAAAGTCTTTTATATTCATAATACTCCATATACTCTATTATATTCCTTAGCCAATTTATTATACCACAATATATAGTCTCTTACAAGTATTAATACACAAGATATTGTATAAGTATCTATAATGTATTGTAGTTTAATTAGTTATATAAAGGGGAAAAGTATAAGATTTTTAAGATTTATATTGACAAAAGGATATTGATGTATTATATTGTAGGTAGGAGGTAGAAAAACAATTAGAAGATTATATTGAAAGGACTATTTAATGATGGATACAATCAGCTTCACTTTCCGTCTCACTAAAGACCTTATGGAACGCCTTAAACGGTTAGCTCAAAGGGAAAGACGTTCTTTAAGTAATATGATTGTGTGGATACTTGAGGAGTGGTTAAAACAAAAGGAGGTGAGAGATGGCGACTAAATATTATTTTCAAGAATTACCAAGAGAGGTAAAAGATATGCTATGGGAGAAAGTCATAAGAAGTAAAAAATATAAAAACAATGAAGATTTAGACGATTTTATTAATCGCCACAATTGGAAGATGTCTATTGATACTTGGGAGGATTTACTTAGTAAAGGAGAAGATTAATACATTTTTTACCCTACTATAAAACAACTCTTTACTCCAACTCCTTTGCTTCTTTCCAATGCTTTATAACAAACACTAATAAAGCTCTCAAAAACCCTCTTGATAGAGTTTTAAAATTATTTAACCTTGTAATATAAAAATGCTCTGCTCTCCTTACCTTGACAATCCATTCTGGATTATAACTGATGTGATGCTTCTGAATTATTATCTTCTTCTTTGAATTTGATTTCATATACCTCTAACTCCTTGAATAATATCTTATCTTTAAGAATATAATAAATATCTTTGATGTCTATGTCTTGGTGAGAGTCTAAGAGTTCATATTCAAGTCTTATTATTTTAATCTTCAACTTCTTCCCCTCCAAATTCCTCTTTAATCTTCTCTATCAAAGGATTTTCCACCTTCTTCCTCCACTTCTCACAAGCCTCATCTAATTGCTCTTGGGTTATCTCCCCTTTTAGTTTCTTCAATAGTAATTCCTTGAATATCTTTGCTTCATCCACTTACTTTAAATATCAATTTGTTTTAATATTTGTTGTCCTTCTAAATCAGAATATTGATATTCTAGACCGTCTTTAAAACGCAAAGCCCATTCTTGAGCATATCCTACTCGACATTTAATATCTTCATCTCGAGGGTCACCCCATCTTAAACGCATATAAGCAATAAATCTTGTTTTAGTGGGTTCTTGTAATTTTATTTCTTCTGCCACTTCATTATAGGTTTTCATTTTTTTCTTCTCCTTTTGCCTTTTTAAGCCCCCTTATAAACTCTGATTCTAAAACTACCTTTGCCCTATATTTACCCTCTAAAATCTTATTGTAAGTATCAGGTTTTATAAACCAATCAAAGTTGGCTATCCATTTTGTATCATTTTCCCCCAATAGAAAAGGACAGGAAGGTATTTCATTAAGAGCCTTCTCCCAGTTCTCCAAGAAGTCTTTATTGGCAAAACGGGCTTTGAGGGCTTTCCGCCTTGTTTCATTAATACCTCGGATAGTGGGTAAGGTGGGTATCTTAGAACAGAGAGAGTTCCATTTAAAGACGAGGTCTTTCTCAAAAACCCTATACTCTTTATCTACCTCTTTATCTACCTCTTTATCTACCTCTTTATCTACGCCCTTATAACGGTACCTTTCAGGGAAATTAACGAAATAATAGAAGTGCTTGTTTTTCTTGAGCTTAGGAAAGTCATTTAAGAGTCGTTTGAGGGTCATTTCGATGTCACTCGAGGGTCGTTTAGACCTCAAAAGCTCTTTTATAATTGTCACATCGTTGGGAATTTTGTTATTTGTAGCCTTACTTAGAGCTAACATTTTGATATAAACAAGCTGATCAAACTCTGGTAATTGGAAAAAACGATAGTCATTTAAGAGTCGTATTTCAAGTTGAACGAACTCACGTTTAGATTTGGGCATCTTCTATCTTTAAATCCCCTATCGGTATAATCCTCAATTTATGCCCTTTTAGATATTGAACAGGATAAGTAAGGGCTTTCTCCTTCTCTATGTAGTATGTATGAGGATATTCTCTTTTTCTTTGCTTGTTTTTATAGAGAATCTGTATTGCTAATAATGGAGTGAACATCTTATCCTCTGCTAATCCTACCTTTCTTCCCTTCCAGATTGGAGTGTTGATGACAAATAGAGTCATTCTATAAGAGTGATTTCATAATCTGTATTGAATCCTTCTCCTACCATCTTAATCTTAATCTTGCAGTTCTTTCCTTCATTAGGTAATGCCTCTATCTTTCTTGCTAATCTACTTGAGCCTTTTTGTAAAGTCTTAAAAGAGCCATCTTCCATCTGAACCTTATAAGCGATTGTGCCATTCCCGAATGAATCCTGTGTTTCTGAATAATCAAAGATAGTGAGAATAGTCTCTTGGTTAGGTTGCAATTTAACAAACATACTTTTCTTGTCTGCATACTTATTCAGTATCCCCATCTTTATCCTCCTTTTTTAACGCTTTGTTTAACTTTCTACATTCTTCCTGTCTTTTCCTTTCCCATTTACTATGGTCAATCCCTTCCATAATCTTGTTAAAATACAAGCTGTATCGTATATTCCAGTTAAGTTGCCATTTCTGTTCCCTTTTATCAAAGATTATTTCTCTATCCTTTGGGGGAATAATCTTATTGTTAAGGTAATAAGTCATCTTCTCCACATCTTCTTTCCATTCTTGGTTGAGTTCTTTATCATCACGGTTTACAAATACTTCCTTTAATGTCAGATCATCTTTGGAGATATAGATAAGTTTTCCCCATTCATAATTAAATCCTTTAAGTTGAGAGAGAAGTTGTAATTTATGATGTAGGTATCCAGCTTGTAAACTTTCTAAATGTCTCCAAAAGGAAAGAGAATTAACTGATTTTACCTCACAGATTACTTCCTCAACCCCTTCGGGAATTTGACGTCATTAATTTGTTCCAAAGCTCTTTTATAGTCAGGCTTTCCCCCTCCTATAAAATCATACCTTGCCCATACTGGTAATAAATCTTTAGTTTTGATTATTGTTGATGCTTTACGCCTATCAATATGTTCACTCATAATCAATAACCCAGCTTTACGAATGACAAGCTCTACTACCCATTGGAATAAATTACCAGCTTCATATTTCCTCAATATTCGTATATCTTTTGGGTTGGTGATGGGTTCGGCAGTCATATTATAATAGCGATTTAAAAAAGAAGTCCCCATCTCCGAAGCCCAGATTATATCTCTTGGTTTATATTCTCTTTGTTGTTGTTCTACTAAAAGAGTATCATTCCAGATTTTTTCTAAAGACCAGAGTTTCATATCTTCTCCCCAAAACACCACCATTTAATCAACCAACATAAAAACCATATAGCTAGTCCAATCATTATCCAATTCATTCCCTACCCCCTTTATGATACCTTTTCAAATCCTTATAATCTTCTCTCCTTTCCTCCCATAATTTTCTACCGAACCTATGCCATAACCTATCAGGATAATGTTTATCCCAACATTCAACGCTGTTTTCATATTCTTCTTCACAGGTAAAACACCACCATTTTTGTGTTTTATGGGATATATAATGTTTTGGTTTAGAGGTAGCGAAGGTCATTTCTTCCTCCTTCCAAACAACCCTTCCCATATAGACTGTATGAGTATTCCTATCATAATTAAGAGCAGGTGAATGATTGAGAAAGTGAGTTTAAGAAAACTGATTAGAGTGTCTTTGAATATTTTCATATCCTAAACTCTTTGGTAATCCTTCCTAACCAGAAACCTATAATGAAAGCTACTATGAGCCAAATCATCCCTCCTCCTGTAACCAATCACTGATGGATTGGGCTAATTGTTTTTTTTATTACTCTCATCTATCCCCAACTCCTTTTTTACTTGGGAAAGGGCTTGGTTGAAACCTTCGCATTGACA